ACAAGTGTAGAGTTTTGAGACCATTCAGGAACAAACCTTCTCATAGCATCCATCTCATCTTCAGTTACATTGTATATGGCTTTAGCAGCTTCTACTGTTCCATAAGGCACAGCTACAACTGTTGTACCGAAACCAAATAATCTTTTATACCCTATATTTCTAAGTGGGTTTACTATTCTTCCATCATCTAGTGTGTGTTGATAATTTATTTCTTTTAATGCACGACCTAATATGTTTGTAGATGTTCTCATTATTTCTGCAGGGAAAGATACAAAGTTACCAAACGGTAATTGCCTTAACCCTTTAATAAAATCATTCACCATGTCGTAGTTAGGTATATTATTTCTAACTATACTAGCTGCTTCTTCATTAAGTAAATCATCAGCAACTTTAATTCCATATTTTTCATAAGCTTTTCCTAGTCTTTGTCTTTCTAATGCATAACTTGTAATCTTCCAAAAATCATCTTCAGCTGTATACATTTCTTCAGTCCATTTTTTAGCTTTAGATAATGGTCTCATTAAACCACGTAAACCTTTTTGAGCTGTAAGTGTTTCACCAAAATTTACATCTTTAAGCAATCTTTGTAGATCACCAAGACGAACATTACTATTTACAACACCTAGTCTTAATAAATCTCTATATGCATCGTTAGCCATACGTGCACCAGGTATCTGTAATGCTTTGTATGCATCTTTCATAGCTGCAGCCATGTCGGCAGGACTAACTAGTCCAGGTATTAAACCATTAGCTCCAGCAAATGCACCTGCAGACACAAAGTTACGTACGTGTGTAATAGGACTTAAAATTGTTTTTGCAATTTGTGATGTAGCTTTTGGATATAAAATAAAACTATCATACATTTGTCTGACTGTTCCTTTATCTCTGGCCAACATAGCAGACTCTTCAATAGCTTCTGCTACACCTTTCTCAGCATACTTACCATTTAAAGGATTCGTAATTCCCGCTTCAACAGTCCTGCTTGGGTCAATATCTATTCTTTTTATATTACCACCCAATGCGTTAAATGCGTCTAACTCTGTTTCATAGAAAAAACCTTTATCACCTGCAGCTATGTCGTCTGTGCTTTTCTTCATTAGTTCTTCATAGAACTGATTACGTCTAGTGATTAAAGATAGTCTACCAGAACCTGCTAGCATAGTTTGCATAGGATCACTAACCTTACCCAATACTTCGTCAATAACTTTACGAGCTTCAGGAGTTAGTGAGTCAAGTGCAATTTTTGGATTAAACTCTAGATCAGATAGTACAGTTTTGTTAGCAAAGAAATCAGGAACTTCTAAAAATATACCTGAAGTTTTTTCTTTACTAGTTGCAATACCTCTAGGCAGTCTAGCAGACTCAACCATTTTATCTACAAAGTGTCTAGCTTCTTCGTCGGTTAATTTTTTACCAGTTGAACGTGCAGAGTCTTGCACTAACTTAACAGCTTTTTCTACTGCTTCTTCTGTTGGTGCATAATTAAGCAACGGTATTAAAGATTTGTTGCCAAAGATTTCATATGTTGATCCAAGATAACTTTTAAACTTATCTCCAATAATACCTTTAAATTCTTCTAACACTTTTGGGTCAGCATCTTTCATAGAATAACCAAGACGACTAAACATATGCGCCCAACCTAATCTCATCTGTTCAAAAGAATCTAAAACACCATCTATGTCAGCTTGTTTAGCCCCACGGTCTTTCATCATTTTTGTAATTTTTGCAACTCTATCAGGGTCCATTGCACCAAACGCAGACTTACCTGTAACATCCATTTCTATTTTACCTGACAATAAAGTTTCGTTTAATTCATCCATAAACTCTGCTCTACCTTTGTTACCCATTTTGTTAAATGGATTTTTTACAAAAGGAAATATGGCATCAATGTGTTTGTCTAATTTTCTAGCAACTTCTCCAGCATAGTTAACATCACCTGCTCTAAGCCCTATGTTTCTTCTTTCAAGTTCAAAAAATTCTTGTGGCTTAGCACCTCTTGGTCTTAGCTTTGATAAAAATTTATCTAATGTACTATTGCTAGACGCTAAATCATTTCTTCTTGCTATTGCAGATTTAATAGCAGAACCTGTGCCACCAATTACACCTAAAAATAAAGAACCATCTAAACCAAATTTTATTCTATTCATTACTTCTCTTGATGCTTCTGTTGAATCGTTAGGTGTTAACTGTGTTGGACCACCACCAAACAAATCACCCATCGTACCAACAGATTCAGGGTCACCTATAAATATTGCATCAGACACACCAGCAGCACCAGCTCCACCAAGTGTAGCAGCTAATCTACCTTTAGCATTAAGAGCTGTCTTCATTCTCTCTTCTAATTTAGGATCTGTTATTTTAAAATAATTCCCGTTCCGTTTTGCAAGTAACGCTTTCTTTGTAACTTGTGTCCCCATTCTCCATGCAGCTGCACCAGGTATACCAAGATTAACCAATACTCTAACCATGCCACCAAGAGCATTGTCTTCTGTCATTTCATCTAGTTCAGTTAAATCATCGAACCATTGTTCTACTTTAGCTGCTTTGTTTGTACCTAGTCCAAGGTCCATAAGTGCCGCACCAAGTGTGAATGCACCACGCGGTATATCTATAAGACCTGCACCAATACCAGCCAACATACTTTGGATAGTTCCAACTTTGTTAGTAGGTCCACCACCAATGGTCCCCGTTCCACTACCCCCGCCAATCGTACCTGTGGCTTTAGGTGTAGTGCCACCTATCTGCATACCAACGCGTCCGCCGTCTTTATATTTTGAACCATATTTTTTTATTAATTCTTCGTTTAATCGTTTTGCATTTTCTATTTGAGTTTCTCTAGCGGCTTCAAACGCTGCATAATCATCACTGCTTAAAATATCTTTGGGTTTACCATAACCTTTTACTTTAGCTCCTTTAGTAAGATTTAAAGGGTCAACCACGTTTTGTCTTAAAGGGTTAAACATTGATTTAGTTAATGTACCCTGATTACTTATGTTTATTAATTCTGCAGCCAACTGTCCTTTAATTTTATCGTAAGGTGGTTTACCTAAAATAATATCCATTTTTTGTTCATTTAATTTTTCTAGTTTAGGTTTTATTTCTTTTAATTGTTTAGATGATTTTAATTTTCCGCTTGCATTATAAAGAAGATTGTTCTGTTCAAGTGATAATTGATCAAGCATTTCTTCTGCTTTTCTTATTGCTCCTCTATTTAATCTTCCAGGAGCATACCCAAGTGTTTCAGAAAAAGTAGCCATTGAATCTTTTGCTCTGTGAGAGAGTTCTGGAGAGTAAAAACCTAACTTAGGATCTCTTTCTACCTTTAAAGTTTTTTCAACTTTAGGATCACTGGTTCTTTCCAATCTACCTAATCTAACTTTTCTTAACTCTCTTGCCATTTTTGCTTTGTCACCAGTGTATTTAACAGGTTTTTCAGGTATTTTATGTTTTTTTCTAAGCACTCTATTTATCTCGGCTAATTTATCCATAGGGTTTTTTGAAAAATAAAAATATTTATCTGCCATTTGTCGATCAGTTATTCTTGCAGGGTGGCCTTGAGGAAGTTTAGCTCTTGCTATTAAATCTGCTACGTAATTTTTTTGTATTTCTTTAGTTGGAAAACTAACATCTTGTGGCCCTGCATATGAGGATTCACCTGATTTATCTTTTATTGCTTTTCCTTTAACTCTTTTTCTTGGTGATATTAAAGAAGGTTCAATAGATTTATCTATTTTTTTATTTATTTTTAAACCTTTACGGTTCATTATTCTCATAATTTGAGATGTACTTAATTTGCCTCCCAATAATCTTGCCATTAATGTTGGAGTGGTAACACCAATTTTGTGTAGTTGTTCCATTTTTCTTTCTAAAACAGGAGTAAATTTTTCACCACGCCTTTCAGCAGCTGTAACTTCTTTACCTTTATAAGGCGCCTTAACGTCTGCACCTTGAGCTGTTCCTTTACGCTTTTGAAAACCTTGTTTTATTAAAAATTTTCCTAGGGGAGATAATAAAGGTTTAATCACACCAACCCCCTAGCTCGCTGCGTGGGCTTGGGCCTCTGTAATGTCACTAAAGCCTTTAACCTGTTCTGGATCTTGGTTATTGCTACTAACAGCTACGTACATGCCACCATATATATTATATGGATCGAAGTATACTGAACCTGCTCTCATTTTGTTAAGGTCAGCAGCATCTTGTTTAGCGTTTAGTGGAAGTGTATCAATAATACCTTGTTCGTATGCTTCTATTCCTTTAAGAGCTTGTGATCTTGCATCAGGTGTTAAGTCTGGGCTAGATACAATTGCTAGTTTAGCTTGATCAACTAATTGTTTTCTAGCTGTGTCAGCACCAAGAACATCTTGAACTGCCATGCCTTTCATTTGACTTTCAATATCTTTTTGTCTTTGCATTTCTGCGTCAGCTTCCATGCCTAGAGCACCAACAGCTGCTCCTTTATCTTCATCATAAAGTTGTCCTGCTTGTATTAGTCCTCTACTAATAGCACCAATTGTATCTGGTTCTTCACCCATTAGTTCCATGTATAACTGAGCACGTTTTTCTGCATCTTCTTTAAGTGCAGCAAACTGTTCTTCTTGCGTTTCAATTCCTTCTGCTACTGGTCCTTTTGTATCGTCTGCTCCAACTTTTACACTAGCGGGATCTCTTCCAGCTAACAAATCATATAAATTTCTATCTGGTTTATCAGGATCACCAAATAAGAATTGTCCTGTTCTTAATGCTAAATTAAGTGGATTAACGTTTGCAGCAAACTCTCCTGTTCCTTTTAATAATTGTGTGATTATTCTGTCATCTTCTTCTGGTGGATTAATTAAACCAGCCCTTTCACCTAAAGCTTGCATAATTCCAGCTCCTCCAAGCATAGCTCCAGAAGGAGCAAAAGCTAAATTAGCAATTTGACGTGCTTGTCGTGCACGTGATAGTTCTCTCAACGGACCTGATCCAAGAGTTCTGTCTGGTCTAATACCATATCTTACATAATCTCTGATACCAGGACCTGCGGAAGCTCTCATTCTATCTCCACCTAAAAAAGAAGGAAGTCTTCTTCCCATAGATCTTACATAAGGCATAGTTGCTCCTAAAATACCTGATATTAATCTCATTCCAATATTATGACCTTCTCTCATCTTACCATCGGGGCCCATAACTTTTGGATAAACATCACTACCGACAGGTGCAACTGTTCCACCGTCATTATATCCAGGTCGATTGTAACTAAGACCAGAAGTTAAACCAACTCCGTGTGATTTAACCTCACCACCTAACTTAAACATTTTTCTTCTAAGGGTATGCGGCATTGTTATCCTCCCCATCCACCAAACATATTACCGATAGACATACCAGAACCTATACCCATTAATAAATTAGACATAGGACTTGTTGACGGCGTTGCTTGTGGTGGCATAAATGTAGACTGACCACCTTGCATTGAACCTAAATTACTACCAAAGAAAGATAATCTTTGTTGTGGTTCGTAAGCTGCCATTTGTGCAGCTTGAGCTGCAGTATCTATACCTGCTTGAATTTGTGCTTGTTGGCCTGAACCAATTTGACCAAGTGCTCCGAATGTTTGTTGTGCAAGTTGTGGTTGTAATGCAGCCAGACCTTGTTGTAATTGTCCTGCTGTTCCAAACAAGTTAGCGTTCTGTGCAGCTTGACCTTGTTGTGCACCAGATAGTGCCATTTGACCTTGAGCAGCTTGACCTAATAAATTTACATTTTGTGATGCTTGTGTTTGTGCTTGACCAAATGCTTGTGATGCAGCCATCTGTGCGTTTTGATATCCTTGACTTAATAAGTTAGCTTGTGCTTGTGCTCTATCTATTGCACCTTGTGCTCCTAATTGACCTTGTGCAACTCCAAACCTAGAACCACCAAAAGCACTTCCTGCACCAGCTCCAAGTTGTGCTTGTTGTTGTGCTATGTTTTGATCGTATGATGCAAGTGTTGTATCAATTACGTCTTGTTGATAAGGCGACATAAATTGTTGATATGCCTGTGGCCCCATAAATTGAGCGCCTGCGTCTTGACCAGCGACAGCAGCTTGTTGAGCAGCATCCATTGCAGTTTGAGCTTGCCCTAAAGCTGTTGCGCCGGCACCTTGTCCTGCTGCTGCCGCAGCAGAAGCCGCATTTATATCAGTTGCAGCCTGATCTAAAAATGGTTGATAACCCGCGATTCCCGTTCCAGTGCCCGTGCTTGTAAGTTGACCTGTTGTTGGATCAAATTGTAATGCACCGAGGCCCGCTTGTGTTGCCGCTTGTTGAGCGGCCGCTTGTTGTAGTCCTGTTTGTGCCGCAGCTTGTGGTGCAAAAGCAGATGTGTCAATTGGTGTTCCCAATTGTTGAGCCATCATTGGACCCATTACACCTTGTAGTGCTTGCATTTGTGGTGATGGCAACGTCATTTCCGTTTGTTCCATACCCGCTGTAGAATCTTGTATCTGTTGTAATATTTCTTGATAGTCTGGAGTGCCTCCAGTTTGCATACCTACACGGCCACCCTTTGCTAGTAAACCGCCACCCGGTCCAAACACATTTAAAAAATCTAATATGCCCATTAAACCAGAAGATCCTAAAACACCACCAGCTAAACCTCTCATTCCAGGTCCAGCATATTTTCTATCTTTCATATCGTCTTGTAGTTTTTCGTAAATATCGTCTAAATCATCCATTATACATTTGCCTCTAATTGATTCATTAAGTCGTACATTTTTTGTGCACCTTTATTTACATCTCCGTTACCCATACCTTTAACAGCATCGGACGTCATTACAAATTCATTTTTTGCTAGCATCGCCGGCACGTCATCGTGTTTTTCTTTTGCACCCATAGGTATAAATGTTCCATTACGTCCATCTACTTGCATACCTTGTGGCATATTAGGAGCTACTGATCCTGGAGCAGGATTCATAGGATACATAGAACCTAAACCACCAGCCATGTCTCCTAATGCATGACCAATACGTCCACCGTGTGCTCTTCCCATATTATAATCTTCTGGTCCCATTATAATTGGTTCGTTGTCAGACATTTCTAAATATTTTTTCATTATATACGCTTCAGGATCAATTAAATATTCTGCATAATCTGATGGATCATCAAATCCTGGTGGAATACCTTGACTTTGTACACCTTGTTCATTTGAACCCATACCATAACCTATACGACCACCTTCATTTACAAACTGATAATTTCCAAATATATCTTGTAACAAAGGATCAGTTCCTAGTTGTCCATAATAACCTGTTAAATTACTTATTGCATTTTGTCTGTCTGTTAATGCTTGTTCTGTTGCAGCTGCTGCAGCCATTTCTTCTGCTTTAGCTTTATCTGCTGATAATGTCATTTCGTTCATTAATGTTGGTGCACCAGCTAAACTTGCTGCTGTTGCAAAATTACCAAACGAACCAAACGGATCGTTTAAAGCACTTCCTGCTTTTTGCACAGCTGGTCTAAATAAATTTCCTGCTTGCTCAAACATACTTGATGGTTCATAACTAAAAGCTTTAAAAGCATCTGGATTTGCTTTTGCAAAATCAACAGCTCCCATTCCTTCTGTAAATTTAAGACCTGCTTCTGTGCCTGCTTCTGTTAAACCTGCTGGAGTAGTGTTAGCAAAAGGTACATTTGCCTCTACACTTGCTGGGTCTGTCATTGACTCAAAAAAAGATTTTTGTTTGCCAGACGCTGCTTGCCCACCAGGACCCATAGCATAACTAGTAATACCTGTTAGCGCTTGTGCCATTGGGTTAATTCTACCTGTTCTTTTTGCTGAACTAAGTGCCGTTGCTAATTGAGGAAGTCCATAACGCATTAAAGGACCCATACCTTGTAAACCAGGTATCATCATTGCAGCAATAGGAAGTATAGGTGCTATTTCTTTTGGAATAATCTTATCGGCCACCTTGTTCATGACCTTATCTACTTTTTTCTTAACCGATCCCATTAAAGCCAATGCTCCTTTGTAATAACTTTAAAGTGGTTTCTAATTAATCCGTTAGGAGCTAAACGCAACCACTGTACTGTTTTGCCTGGACCTAGTAAATGTGTAAAAAATGTTTTATTAAATTTCATAACGTTATGTTCTTTTGTGTATATAGTATCTATTACCCACGTTCTATCTCCAGTTCTCCAATCATTAACATCTAATGATCTTTCATCTAAAAATTTTTGTTCCGTTTTTTCATCTAGAAAAGCCCAGTTGGTAAACCCATAAATACCATCATCGTCACGATTGATACTATACTGACCTAAAGCTAGTGAAGGATAAACATGTATGTAGATATCTTTTATTGTATCATCTTTCCAACTTGGATAGTGGTCTTTATAAAGACCCATAATATCTAAAAGATCATCCATATTTTCGCAAGTTGCTAAACTTGTTATTCGCCTGAGTCTGCTCCTAATGAAGGCATCTCAAGTATTTTGACTGTAACATCTACTGTTTTATTAGCGGCCCAGTCTTGACCACAACTTTTGCAAGCACCCGTTGCTTGTTCCTCTGAATCTACCTCATTATCACAATTTTTGCAATAAATTCTCTGATAAACTTCGGGCTTAATTACCGGTATTTTGCCCATTAAGTAATTTCCATGACCGATAGTAGTACATGTAATCTATTTGCCGTGCCAGCTGTAGCTTTAACTATATCACCTTCGTTAAGCACCAGTGGATGAGTTAATAATTCTTCTGTTCCTTTTGCACCAACAGCTTTATCTTTAAACACGCTAAATACGGCAGAATCTCTAGTAACTGTTAATGTAATTGTGTCTGCGTTATTACTATCTTCACTTACTAATATAGATTTTACAATAGCTGTAGTAGCATCTGTTGCTGGAACAGTTGTATCATTTGCTGTTGGGCAAGTGTAAATAGTTGTTGCGTTTGTTGTTGTTAAATCAACAGGTTTTAATAAAAAAATATCAGCCAATGAACCAGCTCCTTGCTAAGTTTTCGTCTTTTGCTTGTTGCTCATACGAAAAATTTAATTGTGTTACAATTTGTTCAAGTTCTCGAATAAGAATATCAAACTGTCCACGCTCATATGTGTTTGTTGCTTGAGGTAATCTACCTACTACAATCTTTGCCATTATCTTCCTCCGTCCGGTCTAACGTCTAATCTTAATGTACCAAATCTCCAGTCATCACCAACGGCGTCTGTTGATATTAAAACATTACCTTGTCTACCACGACCACGTGTGTCAATTTTAGTTGTTGTTGGTGTAACATTATTTAAGTCAAGTCTAACGTTAGTGTAATCTGTTACTTTTTTATTGTCACTATGAGTAGCAGCTGTAGTGCTGTTTGTGCCACGTGTAATTGTACCACCCAATACGTTATTAGCATTACTGGTATAAGTAATAAGTTCTGTGCCTATTAAGATAGTTCCAGAAGACGGAAAATTTGTTGAATCTGTAAGTGTAATATCACTAGTTGAACTAGTGCTACTAATAGCACCGTTTAAAGTTGTTTCTGTTGTGGTTGCTGAGTAATTTTTAAAACTAAGCAAAACGTCAGCGCTACCTTTTTGGTTTTTAAAATCAGGTATAAATCTTTTAATAGATAACATTTGTTCACCATCTTGTATATCAAAATCACCTGATTGTATAAAAGAAGGTAAAGCGTTTGTTTCATCATCGGTCCCCGATTCGTGTACATAAACAACAGACGCACCATCGGTTACACCAAGCACTGTTGGAGTAGTTCCATTAACTGTTGGTTCATATTCTGTTGCATAAGGTAATTCATAAACACCACGATCTAACCACGATGTTCTAGCCATAGAATTTGTATACCAGGTGTTTTCTAAATAGTTGTAAGTAACACAACGATCAATAAAACTAGAATCTTTACTAGCATAGAACCACGTAATTTCATTAAAGTCAGTATTAAGACCAGCGTATACTAATACTTCTTGTGTAATACTAAAATCATCAAACACATAATCTTGAACTGAACACGGCAACTTATTAATATTACCATCAAACATATAGAATGCTTGTTGACTCATCCAAAACGTCGTACCGTTTACATCAATAGCGCAATGAGGTGATACTGCTCCACAGTTAGAACCAATTTGAGATAATCCAAATATAAGAGGAGCACCAATAAACTGCAATGAATGCAGTGATGTATCTGTCCACACTAAAATAGAACCCCTTGACCTAACCGCTGTCATAATTTTTGATCCATCTTGTATTCTAAAAGACCCTGCAGTGTTTGTGCTACTAGGTGACCATGTAGTAAAATCTTCTTGATTAGAAAACCTTAAAAATAAATCATCTTGTGTAGTAGTTGTCCCAGCAGTTGTTTCTGTTCCAAGCAAAACAACATGTCTATCAGGTGTTGATAAAATTAAATGTCTTGATGCAGTTGGTGCGTTTGCACTTGCAATGGCTGCACGTGTTGTTGGTCCAGCTGATGTATCCCATTTATATAACGCACCATTATTAGCCAAAGCTAATAAATCTTCACCAAAAGTTTCAAACACCCAATATCTTCCTTCAATAATAGTTGTTGAAGATGAAGATGCATCGTTCCAACCTGTGTAGTTTATAGTAGTATCAGATGCGTCAAATATAATTGTGACTGTTGTATTATCTGCATGAGTGGTTGCATTGTGACTACCTACAGCTCCAGCAGAACCACTATTAGAAGCAATATCTCTAACTACAGTTAAAGTATTAGAACTAACAGAAGACACTTTCATAATTTCTTGGTCTACTAAAATATAATCATTAGCTGCAAACACACTGCCATCATCTACATCAACACCTGTTTCTGTTGCATCTAACGCTTCGTTAAGTTGATCTGTAATAACATTTCCTGCAACACCATTCCACGCTGAAACGCCCCAACCATAACCATATGTGTTAACTTCTGGACCAGGAGCTATCTGATAAGCAGCTGTCACAGCAGAACTACCACCACCAGTTGCACCACTGCTCGCGTTGCTTGAGTGTGTAACTGTGTATACACTAGAACTAGTAACAGATGTAATTTCAAACTCTGCGTTCATATCTAAACCACCTACGTCTGATCCACCACTAAATGTTACAAAATCCCCGGCGCTCGCTCCATGCGCCGCGTCTGTTACAGTTACTATTGCTGATCCGCTTGTAGTTACAAACGGATTAGTTAAACTAGCTTGCGTAGCACGAATGGGTGTAACGTCTGCAATTGCACCTTCTTTGTATATGTATAATTTTTTATCTGTTCCAAGAGCTAAGTGTCTTGTGCCATCAAGCGAAGACCAAGCAAACTGATCGCGCACCGCTCCTATTAATTTATCATTAAAAAGTTTTATCCAACCACCTATTTTTTCTGGTTGACCAAAACGAAATCTTACGTTTTCACCATCAATCCATTTACCTTCAGCACCATACGCGGTGCTTTGTTTATCAAAACCTGGTGCAAATTTTATTGAAGCTAATGGCATATTATCCTCCTGCTACTATCCTTACATAACCATCTGAACCAGAACCACCAGACCAGTGATGCGCTCCTGATCTATCTCTACTAGCAGCACCACCTCCACCGGCTCCGTTACCAGAAGCGTTACCACCTGTTTGAACGGAAGCACTACTAGGGTTAATTGCTCCAGCAGTTCCACCAGTGCTAGTTAAACTTAAAGGGTTTGATGCTAAAGCTTTACCAGCAGTTCCTGCTGCACTTCCTCCGTCACCTGACGCTGCTTGACCACCATCAGCAGCAGTTCCTGTATTGTTTGTTGAAGCTGAAAAATTACTACCTATTGAATTACCTCCTTGAGACGCTGCACTATATGCTTGACCAAGACCATTATAACCACCACCATATCCTCCACCACCAGCTGAAGTAGTTTGACTTCCATAAACAATAGAACTAGCACTTCCTGATGCTGCATAAGTAGTTCCAGATGCATCGTGAGTTCCTGAGCTAGCATGGTATCCACCAGAACCCACAGTAACTGTAATTGTTTGGTTACTACTTCCAGAAGTATTATTAGATATAGTTAAAGTGCCTTGAACTGTTCCACCAGAACCGCCTCCGCCGCCTCCTCCTCCAGAACCACTTTCGTCACCTTCACCCCCTTGACCACCTCCTCCATGTATTGTTACTGTAACACTAGTAACACCAAGAGGTATTGTGTACGTGCCAGAAGATGTAAAGTTAGTTGTAGTTTCTGAGATGGTTGGGGTAGAATAAAAATCAGAAAATGAAATTGTGCCAGAACTTGGAATAGCATTCCCTGCTTCATCTACCGCGCCAGCAAAAACAGAATCATCACCAGCATAAAATTCAGACAAGCTAAAAGGACTTGCGTTGTCCCATTCTGCTTCTATTTCTGAAAATGAAAGTGAACCACTTGATTTTATAGTCATTACTTAGACTCCTTAAGTGTTTCAACCTCTTTCTTAAGCTCTTTAATTGCTTCTATTAGAACACCCACCATGTTGCCATAAGCTACACTTAAGTATTCTTGTTTGTCGTGTACTACTTCAGGTAATATGTTTTGTATTTCTTGTGCAATAACCCCGGTTCCCGCTACGCCGTCCCTGTTAAAGTAAACACCGCGCATATCACCAACTAAGTTAAGAGCATTATCAATTGTACGAATATCTGATTTTAATCTTTCATCAGAAAAAGCTGTAACGTCATTATTGAATGTAGCAGCGCCGGCTCCAGACATGTCAAGTGTTAATGCTGTAATTGTTGATCCGCCGTCATCACCTTTAAATACAATATCTTTATCTTGAACAGAAGATGAAATTACAAAATCACTACTGCTGTTAGTTAAAGCACCAAATTGAGTTCCTCCATCTAAAAGTTTTATATCTGCTCCGTCAGCATCTAATTGTATATCAGCTGCTGAATCTATAATTAAATCACCTGTGTCATTTACTATGTAAGAGTTTGTACCACCATGATACAAATTTAAATCTTCACCAGCACCAAGTGTTATTCTACCTGTTGCGGAGTCACCTGTTAGATCATCAGCATCAGCGTCAACGTCTATTTTAATAACACCACCTGATGTTATATTTGCAGCACTAGTATCAATTGCACCTGATGCAATAGTGCCAGCAAAAGTTACGTTAGCACCACTAAACGTAGCAGCAGTTGTAGTTCCTGATTTAATAATTAAATTACCACTTGTGTTTGTTAAACTACCAAACGTGGTCCCTGCATCTTTTACAAAAACATCACCTCCATCAGCATCTAAAACAATATCAGCTGCAGAATCAACTGTAATATCACCTGATGTGTTTGACACAGTTCCAGCAGCTGCAAAATGTACTTTGTCATCATTTAACGCGTGCCATGCACTACCAGTACAAGCTATTAAATAACTTGTTGTTGCTGCCATAACAAAATCAGTTGATGTTCCAGAAATACGCAAAGTTATAATTGCACTAGAATTATTGTATATGTGATAAATATTTTCTTGAGCAGGAACAGTTACAGTAGCAACTGTGCTACCTGTAAAAATAAGACAAGCTTGACGTGCTTGGTTGTCTGCTTGTGATTGTGGTCCATTACCTGTGCTTAAAGTAACGTCACCAGATATTGCAATAGTTTCAACACCCGCTATAGATTGTTCAAGACATTGAGATAAATTGTTATTAGTTGTAGTTCCCCACGAACCTGATTGTTCTCCGTCCCCAATAAGTTCAATCTGTAGTCTATCTGAAAATGTTGATGCCATTATAAATCACTCCATTCCTGGTCTGTTGTATCATCTACCTGTGTCCAGCTTTGACTACTAGAGTCACTAACTTGGGACCATGTCTCACTAGTTGTATCACTAACCGCAGTCCATGTAAAGGGTGCAACGTCATTGATAGCCGCCGCAAGAGCAACCCCACTAGGTGTTATAAAAGAAACCATTGTTGGAATAGTGCTAGCTACGGTTAAGGCAAGATTAGAACTAGGTGGCTCAGCTTGAGCAACTGTAGTTGCGCTGCTCATGGCAGCGCTAATTAAATTAGTTGTTGTTTGCACATCTAAAAAAGGAATTGCGCTACTGAAAGCTTGTGTACTAAATGGGTGAAATCCTAACACTATTTAGCCTCCAATGCTTCTATTCTCGCCATAGCCTCTTGTAATGCTTTAATAGCTTTCATGTATAATACTGAGTACCCAACTTTTTTAACTTGAGATTTAACTTCTTTAACATCACCAATTTTGTGATGTTTAGGAATATCATCTCCATCTTCATAAAGAGTACCAAATGATGAATCAGATGCAATATCTGCATTAGTTGGGTCTGCGTGTTTAATTAATTTATCCATACCAGCAGCTTCTAGCTCTTGTGCAATAACTCCAAGTTGAACCCAAGCTTTATCACCGTATTGTCTAACATCATCTTTCTTTTTAAACTTACGAACTTTAACGGCTTTAATATCATCCCATTGTGAACCAGAATCAACTATGTCTTGTTTAATTCTTTCATCAGAAATAGATCCATAAGAGTTATCGTGATTAACAACATCTCCATCTGAATAAACTATAAATCTACCAGAAGCATTGTCATTAGCACTATAAAAAAGACTTGTAGTGTTGTCTGGTGCTTGAGCAGTAAATGTATTTTTTTGACCATATAAGGTACCACTACTAGCTGTTATATTATTAGCTATTCCATATGCGCCTGCTGTAGGGAAACCTAAAGTTAAAAGACCTTCGTTTGATTCTCCAATATTGCCAACTGTTAAAGCACTTTCACTTCCATCAACAAATAAAAAATGTGTTTGTGCATCACTCTCTACTCGGAAGTCTACACTATTTGAATCTTCATTAACAATAAGTGATTTGACAGATACTACACCAGCTGAACTAATACTCATTTGAGTTGATGCATTAGTTATAAAAGACATCCCGTTAGCTCCGTGGTCATAAGTAATATAACCAATATTATTATCACCACTATCACCAAAACTAATCCTACCATGATTACTTGTGCCACTTAAAATTGTCATACCACAGTCACCAGAGTTTTCTAACACAAGCTCATCTCCTGTTGCGTGAACATCACCACTACTATCAGCAGTTTTAATATGTAACGTACCAAGATCAGCAGCGTTACCTGGGTCATTATTAAAAAAACTTGTTTTTGGAGGTGTAACATTGTCAGCTGCTATTTTAGCTGTAGTAACAGACAAATCAGTCGGTGTCACCGTTCCGCCATTATCTGATCCAATAAGGATTGCAAAGAAACTTGTGCCTGTAGCAGGTGCGGTTGTAAAAGTTAATGTGCTAGAAGATATAGTAAAGTCTGTTCCTGGTTTTTGTATGACACCACCAAGAGATAATAGTATTTGATTAGCATCACCCATAATCACATTGGTTGAATTAACCTGCATAGTGAAACCAGTTGTTGAGCCATCAAAACTAGATTCTATACTATCTAGTTGTCTGAATGCTCCTGATTGTAAACCTCTTCCTATATAACTCATTAGTCTGCCGCCTCTATGTTATTACCGTCTATTTTTGCCCATTCAAGTATTTCTTGATAATCTGAATTACGTTCTGCTATTGGAACCGAAACCATGTGTGTTGCGCTAGTTTCA